ATGGAAAACGCCGCCGCCGCCGTTCACCTGGTGACCGAGAACCTGGGGATTGACGACGATGCTGCCCAGCGCCTGGTGACTGGCTGCCTCGCCGTCGACAAGACCGTCACCGGCCCGGAGATCGTCGAACTCGCCCGCACCAAGCTCACCGCCGCCCGCCAGCAGATCAAGACCGGCAAAATCGCCAGCGTCGTTGGTCTGCTCATCAAACACGTTCCCAAGATGTGCACCGGCGCGACCCTCCACGAAGCCCGGCAAACCGTACAAAGAAACGCGGAGCTCGAGCGCGAACGCAGGGAGAGCCATCTTACCTACCATCGCGAGCACTGGCACGAGTACAGCGAGGAAGGCCGGGCGGAGACACTGGCCCAGTTCCCCGAGCTGGCGGAGACGGTCCGCGCTGCCTCCCCAGGAGGCCACTCCGATGCCTGACCCCGACGCCTTTGCCCGCGCCCGCCAAGCCACGCTGATCCGCCGCCTCGAGGCCGAGCGCCCGGCCGACTACGTCCTACCACTCCACCTCAACATGCTCATGCTGCTGACGCTGGTGGCCAACCTGCAACTGGCCCTCCGCCACCCCGGCAATACCGGACCCTCCGCCGAAGCTGCCCGCGGCATTATCGACGGCATTATCGACCGCGTGCGTGACGACGGCTACCCCGCCCACGCCGAATTGATGGAGCTGGGGAACGACCCAGCCTATGACACCAAACCCACGAAAGGAGAACCCTATGCGTGAACGCAAGTACGCCACCGTAGATCCCGTGAACCAACTCCCGCGCGGCCGCTGCCGCGCCTGCGGCTGCACCGACCTCTCCCCCTGCCCGGACGGTTGCGGCTGGAGCGACCGCACTCTGACGCACTGCACCGCCTGCTTCTGCGCCGCCTGCGGCCGCAAGTTCCTAACGTCCAATGACTACCTCTACGAAGACGGTGTACGCGTCTGCCGTGCGGCCAAGCGCTGCGCGCGCACAGCGGTGATGGGCGCTGTCCAGGCAGCGGCGCAACCCCTGGAGGAAATGGCATGAACGAGACATGCTGGGTCTGCGGTAAACCCGCCGTCTGGCGGCTCATCGGCGAGAAGCAAGGCCCGCCCATCGTGCTGGTCGAGTTCTACGCATGCGAAAAATGCGTGCCGTTTGCCGTGTTGGAGCACGAAAAGGAGAATGCCCATGTCGCCTAAGCCGATCCCGATCACCCGAGGCAAGCGGCCAGCCACCGTGCATTTGTCCGTCGCCGCCGGCGCCCCGGTTGCCTTCTGCGGACGCACGAAGGTTAAGTTCGCAACCGTACCCGAGGATCGCGTCACCTGCTCGGTGTGCAATCACAACGCCTTACTCGCGGCGGAACGCCGCACAGAGTGCCAGAGGCAACGCCAGATATTGCAGGCACGCCGGGAGCAGCAGGCGCGGACGGCCTACGAGATCTGGGCACACCGCGGGCTACGTGGCGCCCCGGAGGCCTTCGAACATCTGCCCGAGCCCATGCGCCAGGCCTGGCGCGAAGTGGTGGAGTACTTCGAAGACGCAATCGCGCGGGAAATGCAAGAGGCCAGGGAGGCGCGCCATGTTTGACGCCGAGGATTACAGCGGCCTGGCTGCCGACTACGGAGACTTCACCGACGGCTTCGGCAACGACTTCACCGAGGACCCAGCCCCTTGCACCTGCGACGGCCCGCACTGCCAGAACTGCGGCTGCTGCGACGAAAACCCCTGCCCCGGCGGCTGCGTATGGGCCACGCCCACACTCTGCTCCAGGTGCGTCTGATGCCGATCCGTCCCGACCTCCGCCGCCACTACGGCTACACCTGGCGCACTATCACCCGCCCCGCCGCCCTCACCCGCGCCGGCCACGAGTGCGAGCGCTGCGCCCTCCCCGACCGTCCCACAGGCCTCCGCAGCTCCCTCGAAGGCGCCCACCTCAACGGCAACCCCGCCGACATCGGCGACAGCAACATCGCCATACTCTGCCACCGCTGCCATAAAGCGGTGGACTACACCGACTGGGCACGCAAGTGCCGCCAAACGCGAATCGAGCGCAAAGACGCCGCTCGACCCATCCTCGCCATGCTCTTACAGGAGGCCTCATGACACCCGACGACGACGAAACCCGTGTAGCCGAAGCCCTCATCGACGCCGGCGGCCCGCCCGCCCTCGCCCCCCAGCTCGTGGCCATCACGCGCGCTCGCGGCCTGCTGCAGCGCGAGCTGCTCGACTGGATATCCTGGCATACCGGCAAGGAATGGAGCGCGCAAAGCTGGGACCACCATTGTGACCGCGTCGCCACCGCGGCCACCCTGCTCGAAGAGTACCGGCGCTGGTCCAGCCAGCGGGAGGCAGTATGATCGATCTCTCCACCTGGCTCACTAAACCCGACGCCGCCGCGCGCCTGGCCGTCTGCGAACGCACCCTGGATCGCATGTGCGATAGAGGCGAAGGTCCCGAGCGCCGCAACCGCCCGCGCAAAGGACTGAAACCGGAGGTTGTGTACAACCCGGCAGACATCGACCGCCTGGCCGCCATCCCGCCCCACGTCATGCCGCCGCAAAACACGTCCGTCGCCACGCGGCCGCCGGCGCCGTCGGCCGACGTCCTCACCCTGGTGCTGGACCGGATTGCCGGCGCCGTCGAAAACAGGCTCTCTACGCCCCTGCCGTCGCCGGTGCCTCTCTACCTCACCCTCCCCCAGGCGAGCGCCTACACGGGCCTCTCCATGGCCTTCCTACGCCGTCTCATCCGCGATGGGAACCTCCCCGCGCTTCGGGATCGCTCCCTCAAGGTCCGCAGGCTGGATCTCGACACTGTCAATCTGCTGCCGGAATCGTCGGAATAGCCATGACGCGACAAGAAATAGTCGAAGAGCTCGTCCGCCAAATGCTAAGACAGGTCGGCCCTGCCCCCAGCGCCTTCCTCGGCGACATTGGTCGCTCCTTCTGCCTCCCCCTGGCCCGCGACATCGTCGCCTCCGAAGTCCCCTACCTTCTGGTGAACCGCAAAACCGCGATCATGTGCCTCACTTGCGGCGCCGTCTCCCACAATCCTCACGACGTCCAGCAGCGCTACTGCGGCGCCTGCCACCGGTTCCATGACGCGCCGGAGATTTATAGGCCCCATGACTGAGACCACCTGGCGGTCAATTCGTTACGGAGTCTGCTACCGGTGCCACTCGCCGGCAGCCACACTCCGCATACGCACCGTCTCCAGAGCGGACGGCAGTAGATCGGTGACGTTGACGACGTACTGCACAAAACACGCCCGCCGCCGCGACGCATCCACCGCGCCGGCGGCCACCCATGAGTAACCGCTACGTCGCCGCCGGCGCCCGCAAGAGCGACTGGGATCTCCTCCTCCTCACCGATCCAGTCCTCCGCGAAGCCCTCGATCTGGCGCACCTGGAGTTCAGCGTCTTCCCGTGCAGCGAATGCGGTGAAGACATGGTGATGGAGACCACAGCCGCCGCGGACGTAGAGCGCCGCGGCTGGCCCAAGGTCTGCCTGGCCTGCATCTGCCATGCCAAGAACATCCCCTACCCCGATCACAACCTGCCGCCCCTCGCGTGAGAAACCCGTCCCAAAACGGCCCAAGGGGCCGCCCCGCCGTGCGCGCGACGCATCCCTCGCACACCGCGCGCACTCTGTATATCGTGTACGCCATGCACGCGCCACGGTGTGCGGAAACCGACAACATTCCTCACATCCGGAATTGCCACCCGCCTGTTTTTGGTTTGTACTACCTACGAGGGCCCTTTGCGATAGGCTTATTACACACCGCTTTTTTGGGCTTTTTCGCGGCTTTCCGCTCGGCTTTGCGCTTCGCCACTGCCAGCCGGATCGTCGCCTGATTGACTCCCAGCTTCTTCTCGATCGCCCGCCAACTCAGCCCGCTATCCCGCAGCGACTCCGCCAGGTCCCGCCGGAATACCTTCCAAGGGCGCCCGCAGTGCTTCCCCTTCGCCCGCGCGATCGCCACCCCCGCTTTCGTCCGCTCCGAGATCATGGTGCGCTCGAACTCCGCCACCGACGCCAGGATGTGCAGCAGCAGCCGCCCCACCGGGTTCGCTTCGTCCGTGTCCAGGTTCTGCGTCACCGCGATCCACCGCACCCCGAGCCCCGCTAATTCGTGCAGACTGCTCAGCAGGTTCGATACCGACCGCCCCCACCGGTCCAGCTTCCACACCAGGATGCAGTCCACCTTGCGCTTCCGTGCATCCTCCATCAACCGGTCCAACTCCGGCCGCGACGCCTTCGCCCCGCTCCATCCCGTGTCCACGTACTCCCCTGCGTTCGCCCACCCCCGCGCCTTCACATAGGTGCGCAGCTCGCTCAATTGCAGCGCGCAGTTCTGGTCCGTCGTAGACACCCGAGCGTAGATCGCACAGTTCATGCTTCCAATTATTCGCCCATCACCCCAGTGCTGACTTCTCATCCTCGCGCCACGTGAGTCCGGTTCTCCCCATCGGCCGGCCGATCTGCGCCTCGTCAACCCCTCCGCCGAAATAGCGGCGCATGGGGAACAGCCCCCACGGTCCCGCGCTGGAGAACGCCTTGCCCAGCTTCCGCTCCACGGCGTAGACCGCGTGGAAGAAATTCCCCCGATCCATGCGCAGCACCCGCGCGCACTCCTGCCACTCCCAACCGGCCCCTAGCTCGTACATCTCAAACAACCGCAGCTCCGTCCCCGTCAGCACGCGCCGCGCACAGAGCTCGATCTCCACTACGAATTCCGAATCAATGAAGCCGCGCACCAGACGCCCCGACCTGGTCCGCTGGATGCCACCCCACCCCCATGGGCCAGTCGCCCGGATCCGCCGGTACCGCGCCAGGCACTCCCGCGCGATGCGCCGGTACACGCAATTGCAGACCCGCTTGGCCTCGTAAATCCCGACACACCCGCTCCCGAAGCAGTAGCTGCAGCTCTCATCGGCCAGCACCAGGGCAATCCCCGCCAGGTCCGTCCGCTCCGCGTCCTCCACAATCCGTGCATGCTTGTGTTTCCCGCTCAACAGCCAAGGGGGCGCCGGAGTCTTCGCCGCGACACTGGGGTTCATGCTCCGTACTTCGACACTCGCCGAGCCAAAACGCCCTGAACCGCGCGTGCAGCTTTTCCTCTTCCGGAGTCAGCCGGCTCGCCGGCTGAACGCGCTCAATCTCGCGATGCTGCGCCCGCACTTCCATCGCCTGGGCCTGCTGTGCCACCAGGATCCGGTTGGGGCCCAGCGCCCGCTGACGGTCCCACGTTAATACCAGCATCAGCATCCAAATCATGACCGGCACCTCGGGCCCGGGTCCCCTTTGCCGGCGCGGACGGCAGACCGGCGCTTCTCCCGTGCCCATTCCCGCTCCTCCAGGATCTGGGCGGCGTCGGCCAGGAGCTTCTCGAGCTCCGTCGACGTCAGTTTTCTCAGGTCCTCTTCGCTAGGCAACATTCGGTCCGCCTTTCTTCCCCTTCATAAACCCCGTCAGCATCATCGCCAACACCTCCAGGCGCTTGACCTTACCACCGTGCTCCTGCTCCGCATACAGCGCCGCCGCCGCATACACATCGATCATCTGCCGCGTCTCCGCCAGCAGAAACAAAGCCCACCCCTGTAGCGGCATCCGCGACCCGCTCGCAACAAGTGGGACAGACGATCGCCTTTTGTCGTCTGTCGCCACCACCAGCGGCGCCGCCGGCGCCCGCCCGCTGGCCAGCGCCGGCAGCGCCCCAATCACCGCCGCCCGCGTTCGCTCGATCGACCTCTCCAGCTTCCGCTCCGTACAGGTGTCCCCCGCCGCCCGCGCATCCCCCAACGCCCGCCCCTTCTCCGCTTCGGGAGCCAGCCACGCGTTCCACTCAAACTTCCCATCGCGCCGGTACTTCGCAATGAAGAATGGCTCCCGCGCCTTTATCCCCAGCGCGCTCACCTGCCGCGCCGGCTCCAGATCAAGGAACATCACCCGCCCATCCACCAGGCTGAACATCATCCGGCCGCCGTTCAGCCCCTGCACGGGCTTCCCCTGCCCATACATCAGCGCCACCTCCACCGGCTTGCCCACCTCGAATGCCACCACATCTCGCTGTCCATCCATCTCGGAATCCCTCAGTTTCAGTATGCAGTAAACAGCTTATAGAATCAAGGATAATTGTTCGCCCCAGTTGCAAAAATCCTGTTTACCGCTTATGGTAGAGGCATGGCTAAACGCGACCCGGTGAGTAAGTACCTGGCTATGATCGGCAGTATCGGTGGCAGCAAGAAGGTCCCAAAGGGCGCAGCGATGCTTTCGCCGGCGGAACGGACCGCTCTAGCAAAGGCTGGGGCGTTGGTCCGCTGGGGCAAGCCGAAGGCTAAGAAGACGGCGCTCACCAAGTCGAAGCGGCCCGCCAAGAAAACTCAAGGAGTCATCTGATGCCCGAGACCATCAACACCCGCGTCGCCCGTTTGGAGAACCTCATGGGAGTACTCGCCGAGAAGCAAACCAAACTGGACGACGTTCTGGTCCTGCTCACCGAAGCCCAGATCAAAACCGAGGAGAGTTTCCGCGAGACCGACAAGCGCTTCCGTGAATTGGGCGAGCGCATGAGCGCCGTTGACCAGCGCAGCCGAGAGCGCGATCACGCCCTCGACGAGCGCGTTGACAAACTCGTCTCCGCCATCGGCGAACTCCTCCGCAACCCCCGCCCGAAATGATAGAGAAGGCGATTACCGCCGAGGAGTAGAGAGATGGATCAGAACGACAAGTTGTACCAGGTACTCATCGAGATGGAGAAGCATCTGGCCGACATCGCTGCCTCACTGACCACCCTGGCCCGCGTCGGCCAGCACGCATTTCCGGAAGGCATCAGGAATCAACCGCCGTCTGGCCCTCGGACTCGGCAGGGCGACTGAAGCTCATCTCATCGACCGACGGCAGAACCTTGTGCGCGACTTCCAACGCACACAAAGCCTCTACTTTATTGGCTCCCGACTCGCGGATCACCTGCAGAATCCGGTCCGCGAGAATCAGCGCGCTTTCCATCCGCTCTCATCGTAGCTCTTCGGCGACGGCCCTTCTGGAAGGAACCCGCTGACGGAGCCATACTGAATCATGTGCGCCCTGCTTCGTGAACTCGTAGTCCCCGTCGCCGACCTTCACCGCCTGGCCGTCAAATGCGATCAGTGCAAGACGGTAACCACGCTCGACTTCACCACCCGAATCCAAACCAGGGAGGGGCTCGCCGTCCCAGGCCTCACCGAGTGCCCCGTCTGTCACCACAGCTTCAATGCCGGGCTAAAAGACCGGATTCAGACCCTCGGTACGATCCTCGAATGGATGCGGGATCTTGGCCCGGAGACCGTTTCCTTCCGTGTCCCCCCGCCCGCCGAATAGCCCCGCTTAAGGCCGTCCGCTCACCATCTGGTCCCAGATCCCCCGAGGCTCCCGGTACGGCTTCTCCACCATCTCCCCGTTCCGCCCGTGCCGCATCCCCTCCGGTGGCATGTGCCGCGGCGGATTCCCGCTGAACGTCGTCGTCAGAAACTCCGGTACGCTGTACTTCCCCGCCTCCGGGCCCAACAGCATATCGTGCAGATTGCTCACCGTGAACGGCACCGGCAATAGCGCCGCCCCCGTCTTCACCGCGCCCCGCACCGTCCCCGCAATCGGATTCATTCCCTGCGGCACCATCGGCCGCCCCAGGTAGTCCCGGTTCGTCGCCACCTGCAAGGCCGCTCGAGGGATCGGCGCCGCCTTCCCCGCCAGACTCCGCGCCAGGCCCTCCACCGCCCCGTAGTCCCCCACGTTGTGAATCAGGTTGATCGCATCCCCGCCGGCGCCCTTGAAGAACACGTTCTGGTAGATCTCGTTGCCGTCCCGATCCCGCCCAAAATACACCTGCGTCGGATTCTTCGAGGTCCTCCCCGATAGCATCAGGCTCATCGCCTGCGTCGCCGCCAGGCCGCCCACCGTCGTCCGCAGCCAGAACATCCGCGCCATGCTCCCCGCCGGCGTCCCCCGCTCCAACGCGTACTTCACGTTGAATACGTTGCTGAACGTCCAGTCCGGCGCCAGCATCAGCGCCCGCGCCACTTCCGTGCTCGCCCGGCTCACCCCCAGGTTCTCCGCGTTCAGCCCGCCATACACCGCATTCAGCTCTTTCGTGATCGAGTGCTTCGCCGCCGCCGTCTCCGCCGCCGTCGCCTCCGGATGCTTCGCCAGCCACCCGGCCGCGTGCAGCTCGTAGTCCGTCACCTTGAATCGCCGCTGCAGATTCCCGAAAGTGAAGTCCGTGATCTTCCCCGCCACCTGGTCCATCTGGTGAACCACCGGCGCCCGCCGCCAGATATCGCTCCACGTCGGAATCGACCCCGGCTCCAGCGCCCGGTACGCCTCGTAAGTCCGCCCCTGAATCGCCGACGTCCCCCCGTGCGCAATCATGTCCCGCTCGCTCCGCAGAAACTCCGGACTGTCCCGGTCCGCTCGCAAGGCCTTCGCCCACCCCACCGGCCCCGAGTTCGCCAGGCTCATGAGGTTCTCCGTGTACGCGTGGAAGAAGCTCAGCCCCAACTGCACCGTCTTCTGGTACGCCTGCGTCATCCGCATCCCGCGGAACAACGGGATCCGCCCCATGTAATCCGGATCCGTGATCGGCCGCAGCGCGTCGCTGATGAACCGCGGCACGAATAACCGCTGCTCCGCCGCCGCCGGCAGGCCTTCCTGATCGGTGTATCCCACCAGGTTGCGGAACTCCGTCGAGTGCGCCGCCAGCGGTTCCCATCCTTCCGGCGCCCGCTCCCTCACTCCCCACTTACCCATCCCCGAGTCGGCTAACTGAGTGGTCAGTAAGTGCGTCGCCCGCGCCGTGGCAAACTTATCCCCGTGGATCGTGAACGCATCGAACGCATTCAGCGTCTTGGGCCGGTAGTTATTCACCACCGCGTCCAGCAGCGTTGGAAACTCGCGCGTCTCGGCGAATGCGAAGTACCGCCCCATCTTCCCGCCGATGGCCTTCCCCATCCTGTCCCCCGCCGGCTGCGTCGGCAGCTCGCCTTCGCCCTTCGGGTGCAGGATGTGCGGGTTATATTGCTCCGGCGTCCAACGGCTCTCCAGGATCCCCAGCCGTTGCCCTTCCTTCAGCGTCCCCGCCGCGATCGTGCTCAACACCTCATCGGCTTCCAGCATGCGCGGCGTCGGATCCAGCGCCTTCAGAATCGCCGGCCGCAACTGCTGTATGCGCTCCATCGCCGTCGCGTACTCCGAGCCCGGGCCGCCCCGCATCAGCGGCGTGTTGCTGTCCAGCTCGTTGAAAGCCGGATGCGTCCCCTCCAGGAACTGCACCAGCTCCGCCCTCTTCCCCTTGAAGTCGCGCATCAGCGAGAGCGCTTCCTGCTCCACCGGATCCGGCACCAGCTTGCGCAGCCGCCCGATCACCTGGTTCACCCGCGCGCCCCACAAGTCCCGCTCCCCGGTGAAGTATTGGATCGTCTTCTCGCCGAACTTCTGCTGTCCCGGCGTGGCTTTCGCCTTCTCCATCTCCCCCAGCGCCGCGTCGCGCTTCGCCTTCAGCGCCAGCGCCTCTTTCGCGTCCGCCTTCAGAATCGCCCCCACCAAACTGGTCCCGGTTTCCTCTTTCAGAAACTGCGTCACCGGCCCCGGCGCCGGCGGCGGCGGTGGCACGTCCTCCGCCACTGGCTGGCCACCAGCCACCTGGCCGCCAGGTCCGGCAACCGGAGCTCCTCCCACAGGCCCACCTGGTGAGCCACCCCCGCGCGCCGCCTTCTCCCCTCCGAAGTGCTGTCTGAATGCCGCCTCCGGAGTCGTCTCGCCGAACATCGTGGGCTCCCGGTCGCCCACATATCCCCGCACCGCCGACACCAGGTCATTCGGTTTGGCGTCCCGCAGCCACCCCGCCAATGTCACCGCGTCGCTTTTCCAAGGCGTGTCCCCAAACATGCTCTGTTGCGCCACCACATCGCCCAGATTCTTAATTCCGTGCGCACTGGCGTACTCCACCAGGTCCACCGCCTCGCGAATCGCCGGCGTCAGATCCCAGTCCGCATTGCCCTGCACCTTCGCCAGGGGCGCCGCCACCCGCTCCAGCTTCCCCCTGATCGCCGCCGGCGTCCGCGCAATCTGGTCCGAATCGCGGAAGAACTGCCCGACTAGCGCCTTGCCGATCCGGTCCTTCGCCAACTGCGTCACCGCGCCCGTCTTGCCGTCCATCAGCGCCGGCCGTTCCTGCTCGCTGAAGAATCCCTCCGCAATCAGCCGGTTCACTATCGCCGTGCCGCTCTTTCCCGTCAGCGCGTCGTTCAGCGTGGCGCTAGGCCCGGCCGCCTCGATAGAGTCGGCGATATGCTGCACCAGGTCCGGGTGCAATTGCCTCGCATCCGCCGCTGCCCGCTCGCTCGCGCTGAGCGCCGCAGTCCCGCTGATATTGGTTCTGCGAATGATCCCGGCCGCCCCGTCCGGCACCGAGGCCAGCTCCGCATTCGACACCACCCGCACCAGCACCGGCTGCTTCATCCCGCGCACTGCTTCAGGGTCGATGCCGAATTGCCCCGCTCGCTTCTCCAGCAGTCCCCGGTAAGCCGCCGCGCCCGCGGCGTCGCGCCCGTACACCCGCTGCAGCATCATGGCGCGGCTGTTCCCGCCCAGCGCGTTCCCCGCCTCGTCCACCACAATCGGCCCATTCGTGGCGTCTGGATTATCGGTGATGTGGTACCGCGGATTGAAGCGCTCTTCGCTCGAATTCTCGATCACCCGCTGCTGGTTCTCAGGCTTGGAGTAGTCGCGCTCGTTCCGGTGTCCGTACTTTGGATTGGCGGAAAAGGTCTGCCCGTTGTGCGATGGCTGTACGTCCGCTAGCTCGCGGACTTCGTATCGGGCGTGGATGTCCCCGGTGTTGCCGGGCGTGGGGATATCCGTGTTTTCTCCAGGTACGCGTCGCGGGCCTGCACCAGCATCCGCCTGAACCGCGCCCCTTTCTCCAACTGCTCCGGCGTCCACCGCGCCAACTGCTCCGCCGTCCATTGGGGCTGCTGCGGGGTTTCCTGCTGGGGTTCCGCTGCCGGCGGGGCCTTCTGCTTGGCTGCTTCCCGCGCCAGGCGCTCGTTGCGCAGGTACGCCACTGTCCGGTCGTGATCCTCGTCGTACGGATTGTAGGCCAGGTAACGCTTCAAAGCCTCTTCCTCCGACAAAGCGGGGATCGGCTCCGCGGGGGACGTCGTTAGAGAATTCGGCATAAGACTTGAAGCCCCCTTCTGACTCCAGTGTATCATAGTTCGCCTTCGCCGAACCCTTGATTTCATTGGTTACGAACGCAGGATCGACAAAAGGCCCACCCTCCTGAAAACGCGTCACCACCCGCCCCGCCGCCTTCTCAATTGGCAGATCGACGTGCACCAGGTGAACGTCGTAACCATCCGCCTGGAGTTCGTCGCGCAGTCCGCGCACCTTCTCGATATTCCGACCCAAAATGGGGTGGACTATGTTCAGCCCCTCAGCCCTCGCGCGCCCCAGAACCTTGTCGGCAATATCCGACGATTCATCGTGTACCGCCCCGGCGCCTTCACCGTTTCCATACTCTGGCAGCAGCTTCTTGATAGGATCCGAATCCACCACCAGGCTATGCGTCTCCGTGGCCAGTCGCTCGGCAAGGGTGGACTTACCCGAACCCGGATTCCCTATGAACAGGTACGCCTGCCTACCTTTCTCTACCCCCTCTGGCTTATAAACCTGGCTCTCCGCGTCGCTGCGTAGCGCTTGCCGCTCCGGGGTTTTAATCAGATTGGTCCGCGGAATCGCCGCCGCTCGCGCCCGCGCCGCCACGATCTCCGGCGTGTCGTAAGGCGTTCCCTTCGCAGGCTCACCCGGTGAGCCACTGGGTGCCGTCGCCGCACGTAGCGGCTTACCGTCCGGCCCGAATTCCGGCGTCTGAATCGATCCTGCCCCCGTTCTCGTCTGATACCTGAAAATCAGGTTCCCGCCCTCGTCCAGAGGACGGCCGGATTGGTCGAGGACCTTATCCGCCTTCATCCTGGCGATTAGCTGTACCGCTTGAGCGTTACTGATCCCCAGCTTTCTCACCAGGCCGCCCGGAATGGCCGAAGTCATCTCCCGCGCTTCCGCCACGGCCCGGCCGTAGAGCTCGTCACCAGGGACGCCGCCCCCTACTTGCCCTTCGGCGCCGGAGGCCTGCGCGGCAACATCCGCTTGTCCGACTGCTGATCCTGGCTGCTCTGCTCCAGCGCCTGTAACAGGCTGCCCCGGTGTCCCGGCTTGCTTACCTTTCGTTTCGGCATTTGTGCTCTCCCCCTTTGGTTCCCACTGGTCCGGCCGCGGCGGCGTGAATCCCCCACCCACTGGCTCCCCCGTGCTCGTGTACTGCTGTTCCGCCGGCGCCGCCGCCTTCTTGGCAGCCCGCTCTTTCAGCACCGGCTCGATGGTGTCGCGGATCGCCGGCCTGCTCAGCTTCCCGTGCGCCACGGCCGCCGCCACCAACCCGACCAGGTCGCCGGCCACTTCGGAGTACTCCCGCGGCAGACCCAGGTACTTGAGCCCCACTTCCGTACCCTTCTGCGCCGCCATCGCCGCACCCACTACGACGGCCGTCTTGAGCGGCGCCGCGATCCCGCCCGCCACCATCGCCGGCGTCGCCGCCTCGAATCCGCCCGAGATGACCTGGTGCAGACCGCCGGCCTTCTGGCGGCCGCCTGGCTCCGCCATCTGCTCCACACCCTGCGCCAGCTTTCCAATGCCACCCGCAGTCATGTCCAGGATCTGCTGCGGAATATCGGTTTGGTCTTTGCCGGTGATCCAGCCAGGCCCGTGAGCATTTGGGTTCGGCTGCTGTAAACTCAGTTCCCACGGCACAGGCAGAGAGGGCACCCGCGCCGGCCCTGGCCGCGTGGCCACATCCACAATCGCCCGCGCCGCTACCGTCGCCTGCCGCACCACGTCGTCAGGGGCCGGCAACTGGTCCGACAGCCGAACCGGCGCCCCCATATCCGAGCCGCGACCGTCAGGGAGCGTCTGCTTCTTCGTCGGTTCCCACGAATCCGGCGCCGGAGGCACGAATCCCGACGCGCTGACCGAACCCCGACCGTCAGGCAACGCTGGCTTCGCCGGCTCCCACTGATCCAGGCGCGGTGGTACGAATGTGCTCCCCATGGGAACCTACTGCCAGCTCTGCGGCGCGTTCGGATCCCCGCCCAGATACTTCTTCCCGCCGTACGTCTCGCCCTGCACGTAACTCTTCCGTGGATCCGGCGCCGAAGCCGCCGCCGCCCCACCCGCATCCCCGCCGCCGAATCGCCCCAGCACCTTCTTCTGCGTCTCCTGCAGCCGCCCCACCTGCGCCGTCGCCGCCTCGTACTGCTGCTTGTAGTAGGTCCGGCGCGCCGCATTCATCGCCACCGTCTGGTGCGTCTTCGGGTCGATCACCGGCTGTCCGTCCGCCACCGCCGAGGCCTGCCCGTACGCCGTGCGCAGCGCGTGCTGTTCTTCTTCCTGCTTCTGGTACACGTCGATCTGCTTCTGCGCGGCGTCCACCCCCGCTTGCTTCTTCGCCTCCGCCCGGTCCACCCGCGCGGCCCCCGCCTCATCCGGATCCTTCCGCCTGGCGCCGATGGCCGCGCCGGCAGGCGCCGCCGCCCACTCCTTCCCGTTCCAGATCTGGGAGCCTGCGTCGCCGGTGCGCAGCACGGTCACCTTCCCCCCGTCGTCCGTGATCGGGTGGTAGGAGTACTTGTCCCCCTTGTCCGCCGGCCCGTAATGCGTCACCTCCGGCGGCAGCGCGATCGCCGTAGCCTTCCCGCTCTTCGGATCGATAATCACCGGTTGTGAAAAGTGCTCCGTATCCACGTGGGGAGTGCCCGGCGTCGCCGCGGTCGCCGCCAGTTTCTCGCGCAGGCTCGCCGCTGCCTTCTCCTCGCCAGTCGGCATGTATACGCTCTGCTGGCTGCCCGGAGGCGTCAGCACTCGGCCCGCGTCCGGTACCGGCACATGCGCCCCTATCAGGCTGGCCTGCGCCTGCTGCTCCTGTTGCGCGCCCCCGGGAGCGTAGATGGTCCCACCCTGCACCGTCTGGCCGCCCTTGTCCAACGCTCCCGCCAGGTCCGTATACGCCTGCTGCGGGGTCGCGTCCGCCTTCGGCGCCGGCGCTACCCACTGGCGGCCGAAATGATCTGTGATGACCTGGCTCGGGTCCACGCCTGGTTGCGGATCGCGATGCACCAGGCCGCTCGATTCAGTAGCGCCCCGCTGCATGTACGGCGTGTAGCCGTCCTTGCGCAGCTTCAGCTCCGTTTCGAACTGGTCCTTCAGCCCCTGCTGCTGCTGTTGCTGCTGTAACTGAGCTCGCTGCGCGATGGTCGACCGGATGTTGTCGAGCACCGCCCCCGCCGCCGAGGGGCTCCCGCCAAATCCCATATGAAAGCCGCCCATCAGAATCCGAACGCCGCTGCCGCGCTCGCCCCCCAGTTGCTTCCACTGCTAGTCCCGCTCGACGTCCCGCTGTCCGTCCCGCTCTTCACCGCGCCCGGATTGGCATAGGCCATTGCCAGAGCGTCCGCCAGCATCGTGCTATTTTGTTGGAGCTGTAACCCGCTTGCCGCGCTGGCGTTTGCCCCCAGCGCGCTTTCCCTGCCCAACTCGCCCTGCAGCGCCACTTTTCCCGATGTCCCGCTGGACCCGAATCCGCGCTGTGCCAGGAACTTCTGCATGCGGTCCCCCAGCCCCGCCGAGGTCTTGTTGATCTGGTCCGCTCCCGCCGTTTGCATCGCCTGCACATTCGGCGAGATGCTCCCCGACGTCGCCGCCGGCATCAGCGTCTTGAAGAGGCTGCTCAACATAGTCTGCAACCCCGACTGGTCGCTCGTGTACGTAGGCGTGCTCGTCGAGTTGCTCGTGCCCGACGTGCTGGCCGACTGCTGCGCGCTCTGTCCGCCGAAGTTCAATCCCATGTGCGAACTCCTCTTTCGTTATCCCCACCGCCACCACGTCGATGGCCTTGCCCCCGCGCACCGAGTGGCTCCGCAGTACCCCTTCCACTTGGGCGCCTCCGCGCACGGCAAGCGCAATCGCCGCCCGATTGTCCGCCGGCACCAGCCCCAGAATCTTCAGCGTCTCCGTCGTCTCGAACAGCCGCCCGCAGGCCAACCGCGACGCCTCGCACTTGCGCTTCGATCCCCGGTACCACGGCGCGAACAGCACGTGCATGATGGCCATCACCGGACTGGCCCGCTCGAACATCACCGCGCCACATAGTTTGCCCCCGTCCCCTATACCCATCACCCGGCCTCGCTCCGAGGCCCTAATGGAGTATTCGACATACTGCTCGATTGTCTTCGGACTGAAGTCGTCCCCCACCAGGTGCGCTATGGGTTCCAGCCAGGCCCAGACTTGCGGCCAGGCCCAGTTCGGGAACGGATCGATCAATTCCAGTTGCGGCTTCACGCCACCGGCGGCGCCGGTATCTTGGCTGCCAGTGCCGAGGCGCTCAGCGAATCCAGGGCGGCATTCAGCGTAACCGCCACGGCCGCCTGGGCCTGCTGATCGGTGGACACTTGCGCCGTTGCCCCGTCCAACTTCGCCTGCAGCGCGCTGGCCGCGGCCTGGTCGTTGCTGGTCTGTGTGGATGCGGTGCTATAGGCCGTCAGGCCCTGCTCTACCGCGGTGATTGCATCGTTTAAAGATGGCATGGTTGGTTTTCGTCTCCACTTCCTTATTCGCCAACAACCCGTCATTGCAAGACCCGGTGTTTCATGCGTGCTGAACCGATCGAAAAGCACTGTGCACGGCTCTCCCGCGCCACCATGCCGGGCCCTGCTACATTGATTCGACACCAGGCGCCAATTCCTCCCACGGCGCCCAGCCGAACAAACACACGTGGTCCAAAGCCCACAGAATCACCGCCGGAACCTGCGCCGTCCGCCCCAGCGCCAGGTCGTACTGCCACGGGCATCCGCCATTGAACAGCGCCACCAGGTACCCCACCCGCGCCACTGGCCACCCCCACCCCACCGCCAGCCGGATCGCCTCCGCGCACAGGTCCAGGCTCCGCGTCCCACTCGCAAAGTCCAGAGCCTCCGTCTTCATCCCCTCCAGAAACCCCGCCCCCGGGTTCATCCACTCCGGCGGCGTGTTCACGTAGTGATTCAATCGCCCGCCCAGCTTATTCGGCCCATACACCCGCGGATAGTTCACGTCGTAGGGGTACAGCGCCTCAAACACCGTCCCCGGAAATGCCACCTGCACCGCTGCCCGGATCGCTTGCGCATGGTCCCGCAGCCGCGCCCGCAGAAACTGCGCATCCGCGTACCCGTTCACCCCAGGGTCGTCATTCGGTGTCAGAAACGCCGCCAGCGGCCGCCCCAGCTCGAGCGTTGCCGCCGCCACCGTTTCGGCGTCATAATAGGCCATTCCCGATGTGCCAGGCCCCGCAAAGTACCACCACAGAAACTCGCCGAATTGCAGGCTCGGCGTCAACCCCGCCGCGGCCTGCAACTCCGCCAATATCTGGAATGCCGCCGTCTGGTACGCCAAGAAAGCCGCCATCCCAGGCGCGCACTGCGTGCTATTCAGCGTCCCGAATCCCGTCGCCGTCGTCACCGCCGTCCCGTCCCCAAACAGTGCCGCCCACGCGCCCGGCGGATTCACCAGTTCCATCGAAAGCGACGACGTAACCGCCATCCCCCGCTTCGCCACCTCCGCATAGAAATCCACGTGCCAGTCTATCGCCGCCCGGTTCATGATGACGTTCGCCGCCGGATCCACACCCCACGTGCCGGGGACGCCCCCCGTCAACGGCGTCACCGCCGCGTTGAACTGGGTGCTGTTCGTCGCGCACGCCAGCGCCAACTCGTAGTTCGGCCCCCAAGCCCGCGCCGTCAACGTCAACACGGCGCCGTTGGCCTCTGCCCAGACCGCCGTCGATCCCTGGTTCACCAGCAGAGCGAAACACGTCGCAATGCTCGCCGCCGTGTCGCCAATCAGATTTAGATGCGTGATGGCCGTCTCGGCCAGCGTGATCGAGGTGACCTTCCCGAACTCCGGCTGCCCACCAAACACAATCGTGCCCGCCGCGTACGTGCTCCCGTAGAGCGTCCGCTGTGGCCACCAGAACACCCCCACGTATTCGTTCATCGGCCCGGCGAATCCCAGCTTGTCGAACAGATTCATCAGCCGCTGCGGACTCAGCTTGTAGCCGTGATCCGTGTCGTAGTCGATGGCCGCCGAAACGTCGCTCATCACCACCGCCGCGTCCGGCACGTCGCTCCGCACCGCGCACTCCAGGAAATCGAAGTAGAAATACCACCCTCCGCTGCTCGCGTTCTTATTACCCGTCAAGGTGATCCCAACCGAGTGCGCCCCCGCCGCCACGCCCGCGAACAACAGCCGCCGCGTCACAATCCCGCTCCCGTAGCAGTCCAACGTCACCGCCGCCCCGCCGTCCAGGCTCGCCGACACAATCCCGCAATTCACGTCCAGCAACGTCCCCACGTAGATGTCGTGGACGCTCTGGCAGTGCGTCTCAATCGTCAACTTCGCCCCGGCCGCCGCCGCCCGGATGGCCGATCCCTGACTCCACCAGTTCGCCGGCGCCGCCTCCCAGAATCCGCTCCGCCCCACCCAGCGGTCGTAGTCCTCCATCCGCACCGACCCCGGCCCCGCCACCTGTAGTGCCCGCGTCCCATTGGCGTCCGTCACTGTCCAGTCCGTCACCACGAACGCAAACTCGCTGCGCGCAAAACCGCCGCCGCCCTGTATCTCTGGCGCCAGAGTCAACCACATCTTCTGAATCGTCGTCGGCACCGCCGCGCCGGCCGTATCCACCAAGCTGTCAAAAGGCAGCGTAATCGTCCACTGCCCCGGCGATACCCCGCCGCCAAAACTGCTCGCCGCCGGCGTCCACCCTTCCGTCCCCGCGCCGTGGACCGTCCCATAGACGCCGATCCGGTTGCCATTCGCTCCCGGCGCATTGTCGTAGGTCAGCACGATCATCGTCCCGCTGGCCACCGCGCTCACCGATCCTCTCGCTTGATTCGCCATGATCGTCGCCGCCAGGAATCCAAGCGCCGTCTCCAGCGTGTCCGTCCCCACCAACTGGTAATTGAAATGTTGATCCAGCCAGGCCAGCTCAATGTAGTCGCCCGTCGTCGGCGTCCCCTGCAGCTCAAACTGCACCGTGGCGTCCGTATATCCACCCACCGCGGCCGCATAGTCCAGCAGCCGGACCTGGCGCTCCACTCCATCGGCCCCCAGAATATTCAAGTACGCCCAGTCGATCCACGGGTACAACGTCGAATCCATCGGCACGCACCCCGGCCGCGTCTCCGTGTAACTTAGCGTGATCCCAGAGAAATCGAAGTCCGGCAAATACTTGAACCGTGGATGCTCAAAGAAGCAATCCGCGTCCCACAGCACCAGCACCACAAAATCGTCCTGCTGCCCCCACACCCCAGACACCGTGAACCCGTCGCCCGACGCCCCCCACAAAGCCGCCGTACACCCATACCCGTCGAACCCCTGCAAGTGCATCGTCCGGTCCGGTTGCAGCTTGTAGATCTGTTCCACTCTGCTGTCTCTCCGCCTCTTGCTTCTCTGCGCTTATCTCTGCGTTCTCTGCGTCTCTGCGTTGAACAGCATTCTAGAACCTCACCATCACCGTCAAATCCGCCCCCGGAAACGTCAGCCCCACTTCCGTGATCGCCACCACCACAATCGAGTTCGCCGGAATCTTACTCAGCCCCGCGCCCACCGTCCCCGTAGTCGCGCCCTCCGGCAGAGTCACGCCGCCCACCGCACTCCCCCCCGCCGTCACTGCGACCGTCAGAGGCCCACCCACCGGCGCTCGCCCCAGCATCACCACCAAGGCCGTAGGCGTCTGGTCCGCCGGCAGCGATACCAAGGGCGTCGCCGAACTCTGTATCCCCAGGATCCCCGGCTTATACAGAATCAGTTGCCCCGTCCCGCTCGTCCCCGCCGCGGCCGCCGCGCTCGCGCCCCCCGACGTCGCGGCGGCCGCCGGCGCCGTCGTCAGCGTCTCGATTCGCCGCAGCCGGTCGTTCACCGCCGCCACCACCGTCTGCAAATCCGTCGCCGCGATCGCCGGCAGCTTAGGCCCCGTGGTCCTCATCTACCAGCACTCACAGCGAATCACCGCCGCCCATTCCGCCGGCAGCCGCGCCCTTAACGGCGCATCCACAATGCCGCCATCCAATCCCTTCACATAACGGTTGGCATCCTCGGCGAATAGGTTCCACCGCTTCACCAGGTCGCGGCAGTCCGGCCGCGCGCCCGTCCCCGCCGCCAGCACCAGGCCCAACACCCCCAATCGCACCGCCCTCACCCCGTCACCTCGAATGGCACGTCCACCCAGGTCCACGTGTCCGGCGTCTCTTCCACGCTCAGCACCTTCGCCCACCACCACTGCGGCTCCGTGGGAGTCACTGGGAACGGCGCCCATGCCCACTCCGGCTTCGTCGGTTCCACCCCCAGGTCCGCCCAACTGAACCCTGGCGCCGTCGCCTCCAGTGGCAGGTCCGCCCACTTCGGCAGCACGTCGCTTTCCTCCAGCGGATAGTCTTCCCACTTCCACTGCGCCGCCGGCTCATTCACCGGCCGCGTCCACACGCGTACGTGGTACACCCGCGCCGGGCCGCCCGTCAGCGCCACCCGCAGCAGCCGCCCGCGAATCCCCGGCGGCAACACCACGCTCACTGGCGCCCGCCCACTCGGCGTAGACAGCAGCTTCGTGTACACCTGCGCCAGTTGCCCGCTCTGCTCCGTCAGCACCACCAGGTTCACCGGGAAGTCCGCCCTCAGGTCGATCTCGAGTTTGTGATACAGCTTCCGGCGCTCGCTCCGGAAATCGAACTCCAGCGTGGTCAGCGCGTCGTTGCCCGCCGGCGTCTGCGCGCATAGGTACCGCCCCACTTGCGCCGCCCGCACCTGTGCCTTGTAGAGCCGGAACCCCGCCGCGCTCGATACCACCAGGCGCACGCTCCGCCCTTCCACGCCTGCCGGCAGCGGCACCGTCGCAAAGTGCCGCGACGTCGCCCCCCACGTCAGCGGAAATCGCCCTTTGCTCGTGAAGCTCTCTCCCGGCAGATCCGTGTAGACCGTCACCCAGGCCGCCCCGTCCGTGTCCGTCTCGAACCGCAGCTCGTCGAAAGTCTTATCGCTCGGGCTTCCCAAATCGCTCGCCAGCGAGTCCCACACCGACCCCTGCCCCGCCTCGTAGCTCTCCACATACACGCCGATCGCCAGCTGGTCGATGTGCGCCCCAAACAGCTTCACCGCCGCTCCCGAGCTGGTGATGGTCACCCGCACCAGGTGCCCGAAGATGTAGTTGTCCGGCACGTTGCCTTGTGGCAGCGGGATGTGTACCTTCGTCCGTCCCACGGTCGCCGCCTGGCTCGAGACCACCCGCGACGCCATCTGCCCCCCAGGCAGATTGGTGTACACCGTCACCGTGTAAGCGCCATACGCCCACAGGTCCAGCTCCACCTCGCGGAACTGCTTCACATTCGGACTGCCCAGGTCCAGCTCCGTGCTGTCCCACAGCGCCCCGGCCTGCGTTTCATACCCCGTCAGGTATTGCCCAAAGGGCCTCACCCTGATCCGTGCGCCGTACAGCCGGAAGGCCACGCTCCCGCTCAGGATCAGGCGCAGCATCCGCCCCTCTACGAACTGATCCAGCGCCGCGTTCACCGTCAGCGGGATCATCACCTTCTGCCGTCCCGCCGGCGTCGCCGTCCCCGTGTAGGTGGGCGAGAAATCGCTCAACACCGCCGCCTGCACCACGCCGGGCCCCACCATCTCCAGGTCCAGCTCGATCTCCCGCGCCTCTTTCATCGCCGGCGTCCCGAAGTCCATCTCCCGCGAATCGTAGACCGCTCCATTCGCCGCTTCGTACGCTTCGATGTACACTCCCACCGCCAGCGTCTCCACCGACGCCTCGTACAGCACGAACTTCGAGGTGCCCGACAATTGCAGCCGGCACAGCCGCCCCTCGATCGGCGCCGCCGTCCCCGCCGGCAGTGGTAGCCGCACGAACCGCCGCCCCGCTGTCCCCGTGTTGATCGTGGTACCCCAGCGCCCCGCCTGCGCGTTCCCCGGCAGGTCGGTCAAAAACGTCACCGTGACCGCCGCGTTGAAGGTGTCGATGGTCAGTGAGATCTCGCGAAACCGCTTGATCGGCAATGCCGCCAGCGCAATCTGAAACGCCTTCGTGATATGCGTGATGCCGCTCTCGAAGCTCAGCTCCATCGAGTCCCATACGAACCCGCCCGCCGCCTCGTACGCCTCCACATACACGCCCACCGTGCGCATCAGCAGGCGCGCCGAATACAGCCGGAACGGTCCCCCGGTCGCCGTCAGCGCCAGCCGCCACAGGAAACCCTCCGTCACCGGGAATGGGTACTTCCACACCGCCCGCCCCGCCGCCGTGGCCACCGTGGGCGTCTGCCGCACCGCCAGTTGGTTCCCCGGCAGGTCGGAATACACATTCACTCCCACCGCCCCGCCCGATGGGTTGATGTCCAGTTGCAGCTCCTTGCACTGCTTCACCTTCGCCGAGCCCAGGTCGGTCGGCAGCGTGCTCGCCGCCACCGCCAGCCGCGCCTCTTCGTAGTAGTACAGGTAGACGTTGTGAACCGTCACCGGATGATTCGCCAGGCAATACACCGCTACGGAAATGTTCCTGGCCAGCGTCCCATCCGTCCCCAACGGCAGGCTCACCGATTGCCGTCCGCTCCCCGTGATGCCCGCCCCCACCTGCGCCAGCGCCACCGTCCCGTTGTCGTAGCCCGCGTACACCAGCGCCGTGTCGCCGGCCAGCTCGATATCCACCACCACCTCGAGCCAGCACTTCTGGTTGTCCTGCAGGCCCGCGTCCTCGTAGTGCGACTGGTAGACGCATTCGATGGCCTGCGACCAATCCGCCGTGCCGTCCTGCGCCCAGCGCCCCCCGAAATCGTCCACGTTCCAGCCCGCGGTCATGTTCTGGCCGTTCCCAGTCAACCCCACCATCTCCACCCCATCGAAGAGGAAGCCCTGGAACCCGATCGTGGCCAGGCCGTTGCGGTGATACATCCAGCGTTGGTCCGCCTCGTGGTACACCAGCATCGGCCCCGTCGAAGTCGTCCCCCACGTCATCGGAACTTCCTGAAATGCCACGTACAGCTTCCCTAGCGCATAGCCGAGAGCCACGTGGTAACAATCCACCGAATTCGTCAGGAAAGATGAGCCCGGCAGGATCTGGCCAGGCGGCGTCATAGGCCCGCTGTTGGTCAGCCGCGAATCGAACAACGGCCGGATCCCCCCGCTGATGTCCTGTATGCTGTCCAGGTTGTTCCGGTAGAGCCCGTTCGGCCCCACGAAATAATCCACCGCCCCAGCCGAGGCCACCGCGTAGGCGTTCACCAGGCCCATGCCATCGGAGAGCTGCTCCAGGTATCCCGTGTCCGGATCCCCCACCAGCCGCCAGATCGATCTCTCTTTATAGATCACCAGGACGTTGGTGTGCATCGTGCACCACACGATCTCCTCGCCATCCATCCCCACGTTCACCCAGTTGCCCACCGCTGGGTCCGCCGCCCCGGGCCAGTATTGCGGTGTCTCCGGATTCGTCCAGAACAGCCGGTTGACTGCCCCCACCGTGCTCCACGCGATCAGCCGCCCGAAGTACGGCCCCACCATCCCCGTCCCCAACGGCGCCGGATCGTTGTCCGTGGGCATCACCACGCCGTTATTCGTCGCCGACAGATCGCTCCAGGCCTCCAGCTCGAGCGAACCCGGGTTCGCCGCGTGATCCGTATCGTTGAACGTCACCGCCGTTGTAGTGCTGTCGTTGATCGTCGCCACCAGGTACGCCTGGCCCAGCGTCCCGCCCGTCGCGTAGATATTCCGATGCAGGGCGCCGCTGATCGGGATGCCCGTCAAAATCGGATCTTGAGACGCCAGGTCGATGCCGCCCACGGCCCCACCCGCCAGCACGGACACCGGAGAAGGATTGCTCTCCATGGACAGATCGGCTGTCACGAAAGTGACGTAGAAGCTGTATGCCGCCGCCCCTGTCCCGTTCGGTCCGCCCGCATCCGCCGCGCCCGCCGCCGCCACACAACCGCTCGGAGGAGCCGCGATGACGCTCCACGGCTGGTAGACGCGCGCCACCGGGTCGAATTGGCCCGTCTGCCAGCGGTTCATCACCCACATCCGGCCATTCATCGGCACCATGGCGAGGCGATTGCCGTCGAAACCCCCGCTAACGCTCGTCACCACGGCGCCGGCCAGAAGGTACAGGCCCCCACTGGCGCCGATGAAATAGAGCCCGTCCACCCCGCCGTACACCGCGGCTGAATGCGCCCACCCCGGTCCAATAAAGCTGAATTTAGGAGTGTACCCGTACCGCGACACCAGCTTCCCCACCCGGTCGACGCGCCAATTCTGCGCCAATAAGTAGTCCGTCTTCGGTGTCTTGTCGCCAGGCGGCAATAGGTTGAACCCGCCGCCCAGAATCTGGAGTTCTTTTCGCTGGTAGCCCACTACCCCCTAATTCGCCGCCTTGTGGCATAAGGCTCCGCCTTGTGCATCCAAGCGCAGCTCGGACGACGGCTCCCTACTGCCCCCGCCCCCAAAGCTCCCGGGCCACCTGCTCGTACAGCTTCATCCGCTCCTCGAAGTGAGCCGCCATCTCAGGCATAGCCGCGTCGCTCTCTTTCCCCCGCGCCCCCGCCATCATTGCGTAAGAGAAGTAGTCCTGCATCACCGTGGGCAGCCCGAGCGTCGAGCTCCCCTGCGCGATCGTCGCCGGAAACTCCTGGCAGATCTGCGCCAGCGTTCCACCCACCGTGGGCAGCGGGTACAGCGTCACAACCCCCACCGCGCCGGCGTCGAATGAACACCGTGTAGCCGGTCCGCTGGTGGCCGGCCACGTCGCGTCCAGCGCCTCCAGCTCGCGCACCGGAGTGATGCGCAGCGGCACCCCAGCCAAGGCCGCCATCAGCGTGAACACGTGCGTGCCCGGCAGCGCGTAAACCGCCGTGGGCGAGGCCACGGTGATCGACGTGTCCACCGTCACAAACACCCCCGCCGCATACGACAGCTTCTTAGCCCCTTCGTCCGCCCACTGGTATAACTCCGCCACCGTCACATACTGGTCCGCTCCGCCTGTGATGTCCGCCACCCCCTGGAACCCCAGCCGATAGAGCACGTCCCCCAGCGCGTTCGCCAGGTCGAGCCCGCTGGCCGCGGTCCCCTGCGGAATAATCAGCAGCAGCACAAGCTAAACCTCGTAGCCCCAGGCCGTGATATCGCCAGTCGCCGCCGTGCCAGTGCTGTAGCGCAGAATGTTGTTGACCGCCGACAGCGGAATCGGCCGATGTGGAGTGATTACTACCGTGCCCAGAATCGGCGACCCTTGGAAGATCATGCCCGCCGCGGCGTTCGTCTGGTCGTAGACCTTCAACACCCCCACGGCTGTAACCGTGATGATGATGCCCTCCACGTACGCCGTCTTTCCGCCCGCCGGCGTGTGGATCGACTGATCCGTCTGGCTCGCCGCGTAGGTAACCGCCGCCTTCCAGAACCCCGTGCTGGGCGCAACCGCCACCGGCAGCGGCGCCGCCGCCGAGAACGGGACTCCGGCCCCGCTCACAATGCCGACCTGCTGCACGCCGGCCGCCGCCGTCACCACCGCCGCGCCGCCGATCTGCACCACATTGAAAGCCCAGTTCGTAGGCGTCCCCTGGTTCGCCGTCACTGTCCCCTGGACTGGCACGTTTCCGCCCGTGTTTCCGACGATTACCAGTGGCGTGGTGCTCGTCCCGATCTCCGTCCCATCGTTCCGCCGCAGATTGACATGCGCCCCGCGCTGCGCCGTGATCCGCAGCACCGAGGCCTGCCCCGCCGCCGGCGACCCCGCAAACGCATCGTTGTACACCCCGCCAATCACTTCCACCGCAAACGTTCCCTCGGTGTACGCCGTCTTGTCCACCTGCGAGTACCCGCCGCCCGTCTGTGCCAGCACCTTCACCGGCAGCGCGTAGATCCCGCCCACGTTCTGTAGCGCACTCGTATTCGTGGCATCGGTCAGCTTGATCGGCCACGCGGCCGCTACCGCCGCCGCCGTCCCCTGGTTCCCCGTCACCGTCCCCTGAATCGTCGGCGTCCCCGAGATGGCCACCGTCCCCGCCACCGTCACCGTATTCGTAATGGTGGTCACCGTCCCGACGTTCCACACCCCGCTCTGCGTCACGGCGGCCGTCCCAGAGATGGCCACCGTCCCCGCCACCGTAGCCGTCCCGGAGATCGCCACCGTCCACGTGCCGCTCTGCGCCACCGCCGGCGTCCCGCTGATAGCCACCGTCCCCGCCACCGTCACCGCATTCGTGATCGATGTGACCACCCCGACATTCCACGCCCCGCTCTGCGTCACCGCCGGCGTTCCCACGTTCACCAGCAGCCCGGTAGCTGCACTGGCGGGGATCAGGGCGTTCGAGCCCAGCACACTCTCGGCCAGCTTCACCACCTGCATGTCTCCGCCGGCGGAAGTGTCCACCGTCACCGGCGTCCCCGTGCCCTGTGTAATCGCAATCGTCGATAACGCCATCTCTTACTCTCCCGTCCCTGCTTCTCTGCGCTTATCTCTGCGCTCTCTGCGTCTCTGCGTTGAGCAACTGTTTCCGGTCCAACTTACTCAGCTCGAACGGCACCGCATCATACCGTCCGCCCAGATTCCGCGATCTCACATACTCCCCGTAATGCTGCGCCCCATCCAGGAAGCTGTCGAAGTACCGCAAGCTCTTCTCAAACTCCTGGCCACCTTCCCCCTGCCGCATCCCGTACACGGCGTAGTCCACCAGCCGCGAATGATATTCCGCCGGCACCTCCGGCGCATCCGCATCCGAAATCAGAGGCAGTGGCGCCCGCGCATAAATCACATTCACCACCAAGGGCGCCGCCGGCTGCCGATCCAGCGCAATGAAATCGCACCCCTCGCTCGCGTAGCGCGACGGCGTCCCCGGCGTGCTCATCCACCCCGGATTGATCCCCGTCAGTTCCTCGATCTGCGCCGGTCGCACCTTCGCCCCCGATACCAGCGCGATGCGCAGCGGCACAATCCAATCCGCGAAGTAGGTCAGCATGTGGTGGCATGCCGTCGCCGCCGGAATCGTCCAGGCCCCCGTCGCTTCCAGCCCCAACGTCAGCAGCACAAAGAAACGGTTGGCCTCGTTCAGCCGCGCCACAATCTCACTCACCGGATAGAAAACAGGCCCCGCCGCCCCTTCGTTCAGCCTCTGTGAGACCCGCCCGTACATGTCCGAGAGCTGCACTCTTCTCTGCTTCCTCTGCCTTCTTGCTTCTCTGCGCTTATCTCTGCGATCTCTGCGCCTCTGCGGGGAATCGCCCCCCTACCCCTTACCCCCGGTCGGATTGTCGTACCGCGCCGCCTCGCTCGTCCGCGCATTCGATTGCCGGTGCAGCTCCACTCGCACCATCTCTTCCAACCCGTCCTGGAACATCCCCTCGAAGGCCTTCATCCCTTCATAGTCTTTGGCGAATGCCAGCACGTCGCTCCGCACCCCGTTCACCAGCACCTGCTGCGGAATCCACGGCAACGGACTCGCCGTCGTCACCGTCGGATCGAACATCGGCGGATTCTGCGTGTAGCGGATCGAGTACCCCGCCGCGAACTGCGGAATCAGGTACAGCTCCACCTGGTGCAACGGAGGCGTGGCCGAGTTGTCCGCCGCCATCGAATAGATGAACGGCTCCCCGAACGCCGGCCGGCTCGGATACAGCATGTTCAGATCGCTCTGCGTATACGGCCGCAATGGGAAATTGCCGCGGATGTTGTTCACCTCCAGCAGAATTTTCAAATCCGCCGGCAGCGGATAGACCGACTGGAACAAGTAGTACGCCGACGCCGCCGCGTTCGTCCCCTCATACGGCCGGTCCAGCGTGCCCGTCGTCCCCGTCAGCCAGCTGAACACGTAGCTCTGCGCATCCAGCCCGAAACGCACGCTCATGCCCGTCTGCCCGGTCACCCAGTTCGTCCCCGTCCCCACAATCGAGGCCGATCCCGCCGTCACCGCCACGGTCCCGGTGGCATACACTCCGACTGTCTGGATAGTCGCCGCTTTGTCCAGAGCCTTCCACGGCATCCGGTCCAGGATCGTCGAGTACCTCGCCTGGATGGCCTGGTCGAGCACATCCAAATCCACCGCCGTCGCCCACTTCTGCGCCTGTAACCGAATCTGCCCCCAAGTCATAGCATCTTTCCTCTTCGTTCCTGCTTCTCTGCGCTTATCTCAGCGTCCCTGCGTCTCTGCGGGGAATCGCCCTTTCCCCGTCAGTTCGGACCGCCCTGGCCCGGCCCCCAGTAATTCCCCAGCCCGCGTTGTGTCCGCGCCAACCGGTGTCGTGTGAAGCGCCCCGCCACAGTAAGCGCCACCGGACCGCGCCGCCGCGCGTGATCCACCATCAGCAGCCGCTCCAACTCTTCCCCAAACTTCTTCTCGTAGACCACTGCTTTCGGCAGCTGCCCCTGGTGCATGGCAATATCCGCCCGCACTCCGTTCAATAGCACCGCCGTGCTCACAAACGGCAGTGGCGAACTCCCCACACTCGTCCCGTCGAAGCCGGTGGCAGCGCAGGCATAGGCCACAATCATGCCCCGCGCATATAACGGAGGCGGATAGAACTCCACTTGGTGCAACACCGGATCTCCCGCAGCCTGGCTGGTGTCGTCGTAGAGCGCGTACGCTCCCGGATCGGCTAGCAGCGTCCGCGGTCCCGCCGAAGCATCCATCTGCGCCTTGCTCAACTCCGCCAGGGGGAACCCGCTCACCGGATCCAGGATGCTGGTCACCGACTCGCAATCCACCGGCAACGCGTACACGTTCTGCATCAGCACATAGGCAGCCCCGCCGTACACCGTCCCCGCCGCGTCCGCGCCATTGCCCTCATAGGTCCGGTCCAGCGTCAGGTGCGTCCCGTCGGCCACCGCCGCCACCGTGTAAACCACCTCGTCGCCCGGCCGATAGAGCCGCTGTCCCACCAGCGCACCAGTCCACGCCGTGCCGCTCCCCGTCACGCTCGCCGACCCCACCGTCACCGTCACCGTGTCTGCCGCCGACTGATACGCCGCCTGCGTCTCGATGGTCACGTGCGTCTTGCGCCCGGTCCAGTCCGTCGCCGCCAGCACCTGCTCGTAGCGGCTGTTCAGCCATTCGTCCAGTAAGTCGAGCGCTAGGCCAGGCCCGGCGCTTTGCTGTAACTGAAACCGCAGTTGTCCCCAGGTCATGTCAGTTCACCGTCCCGGTCAGGCACGCCGTTACTTCGTTCGCCACGCCGCCCGCCGTCCCGGACACCAACGTGATCCAATCGCCGGCATTCAGGCTCGTGTTTTGCAGCGTGCCGCTGCATGTGGTAGTGCCGTCCAGTCCGGTGGTTGCGCCCGTCTTAGAGCAGGCAATGCCGCCGCTCGCGGCCGTGGCCAGCGCCGCCGACGTCAGGTTCACAATCGACCCCGCCCGGCTCCGCCCCAGGATGAGCTGCGGTGTGCCATTATCCGCCGCCACCGTGATCTCTACCAGGGTGCGTGCTGAGTTCACCAGGTACTGCCTCGACTGCGGCCCCAGATCCGCATCCGCCAGTGGCGTCCCCGCGTTGTTGCTGCCGATCACGATGCAGACAGTTTTCGTCACTTCGGTCGCGGCCAGCCGTGCGTTGGCCAGCGTCCCGCTGCCGATGTTGCTCGCGTTCGTCGCGTCCGTCGTCGCACTCGCCGCCAGGCCGCTCACATCGCTCGCCGCCGGTTGCGCCTGGCTCACAGTCCCATCCGTGCCGATCTGCGTCAGAAATTGATGGGACGCCGATGCCAGCGACTTCACTCCGCCCAACGTCGAGCTCGTCGGCGCCGGCAGCCGCCCCGCCCCTAGCGTCCCGCTCCCGATGTTGCCCGCGTTCGTCGCGTCCGTCGTCGCGCTCGCCGCCAGCGTGACCGGCGTGCCGTACCCTCCCGATCCGTTCGAGGTCAGCCCCTGCCCATTAGTCCCGTTCGTGGCCGATCCGCTGGTCTGGTTGACCCACTGCGTGTTGTAATTGGTGCCGTCGATCTTACTTAGCACCTGCCCGCTGGCGCCCCCTGTAGGTACACCCTGGCCAGCCGCACCACTCGCCCCAGTCGCTCCACTCGCCCCGGTCGTCCCCTGAGGACCCGTCGCCCCTGCCGCGCCTGTAGCGCCGGCCGCACCCGCTGGCCCGACGATCCCTGCCGCTCCTTGCGGACCCACCCCGCCATTAATCACCACGTAGTAATTGCTCTGCGGCGCCGCGAAATAAATCACCACATCGTACGTCGATGGGTTCACCGTCCACCCCGCCAGAATCGCGTTCCGCGGCGACGCATTGTCATAGATGCCCACCAGCAGCGCAGCACTGGCGAACCCGTGCGTCGCTCCGCTTATCGTCTTGGTAGAGTCCGGGCCAGCGATGAGCGAGGAAATGTACGGAGGACTGCTGCCGCCGCCCCCGCCGGTGCCGCCTGGATTCACTCCCGCCAGGTCGGTGTAATTCAGTTGGACACAGATCCCCGTGCTGAAGGTCGTGCCGACTAGCACCTGGTGCGCCGGACACTGGAACGCGCTCCCCCGCGGCAGCACTGGAGGCTTGACGATGACAGACTGCCCCATCAGAGCCGCGACCGTGAGGGAGCACAGAAGAGTAAGCCGAAGAGCTCTCACTCTTCTCTATTCGCCCGTTAGATCGACACCTCGCGCCAGGTCAGCGACCAGCCCAGCAGGCAGTTCGTCCCGGCCGCGCTGAACATCGGAACCCAACCCACACCCGGCGGCACAATCAGCTTGCCGTCCAGGTACTCGATGGTGCCCACCAGGTAAGGCGAAGCCTGCACCGTGGCCGTCGATCCGAAGTTCGAGAGCTTGTGCCCCACCGGAGCCAGGCCGCCCGTCAATGCCGCGCCCGCGCTCGACACGTAGCATCGGGCCACCGAGGCCGCCCCACCGCCCATGATGTTGGAGATGGGCGTCCCCGAAGCCGCTAACGTCGGGATGTTCGGAATGTAGCCGTGCACGCACGGCCCGGCCGGAAACGTCCCCGAAACCACCGCCATGGCAAACTCGATCAGCGCCAGGTTCTTGCCGCTGTTCAGCGGATTGAACACCGCGAATTGCGTGTTGGCCGCTGCCGCCGCGCCCACAATGTGCCCCGCCGCAATTCCCGTCCCCGTCAGAGGTTGCACCAGCGTGAACAATTGCCCGCGCACGTTCGCCTCTTCATAAAACCCGTTGAGGTTAGCGCCAATCGCCGCGGCTTCCTTCGTGCCGCGGCAGAAGGCCTGCGCCACGCCGTCGGCCAGTGTCTGCGGCCCGATTCGAATTCCTGAGTAGTCCATGAACTTTCCCCCCTTAGAGCACGATCTCCGCGCTCAGCGAATACGTGTACGTACTCCCGTCCAGGTGCTTCACTTGGGCGTCCCACTGGTACGGGATACTGCGGCTCGCGGCGTCGCGCAGATTCCCGAATGGCGGATCCGGACACAGTCCCACCTCGTACGCATAGGTGCCGATCTGGTTTACCGCATCCCCGCCTTGCGTCAGCTCCACGGCATTGCCGCTGATCCGGTCATAGCCGCGCAACACCACGTAGAGCCCGCCCGTGCCAGGCACCACCGTGATGTCCAGGAACAACCGCAGCGCACTCGCGCTCTGGTCCGTCTGGATCGAGGATGCCGTGCTCGCCGCCCGAGCCAGGCTCGGCAATAGGACTCGACTTGTCTTTAAATTAGGCACTTACTAACCCAGCGTCACCAGCGAATACCAAACTGTCACCTTCGCCGTCCCTGTGCCCGTGGCGAACACGCCGCTCGCATTCGTGATGTCGATGCCCACCGCCGGCGTCACCACACTCCCGCCGGCCGTCTGCACCGGTTCCAGAATGTAGATCGATTGCCCCGTGCCTCCGTTGACCGTCGCCGCCGCAATCGTCTGCGCCATGATCTCCGCCGTTTGCCCGTGGTAGTAGAAGTGCACCACCCCGCCGCCCGTGAATGCCGTAGCCGTCAGGTCCAGCTCCACCGCGATCTGGCTCACCAGGATCGCCGTGCCCGCCGCCGGCGCCGGCAGAATCGTCACCGGAGTGGTGTACATGGCGATGATCTGTGCCGCCGTCAGCGGCACCTGCACCACGTACTCCTGTACCTTGGTTGCACCCGATATGGCAATCGAGCCATCCACATTGACATTGAACAGCACGCTCTTCGCCGAGTTCTGGCACTGCAGAAATGGCGCCGTCTCGGTCGATTTGGCGGCCTTCAGCAGCAATTGCGTGAGCTGCGTTATTTTGAACATGCTCGCTCCTCTTACTTCTCTGCGCTGATCTCAGCGCCTTTGCGTCTCTCCGGGGAATCGCATCCCTCTAGCTGCTCGGAACCCCGTAAATCCCCGCGTCGCCGTTGAACCCGCAACCGAACCGCATCCAGCCCGCCGTCTTCAAACTCCGCGTATCGAAGTCCACATCGTGGATCGTGTTGAACGCTTCGTGCTCGTAGCTCCGCAGCTCCGTGTCGGCCACGTCCGCTTCCAGGAACCAGGCGTGCGGATCCGTCAGGTAGTCCCAGATCATCCAGCTATCGAAGCTCGGCAGACCACTGCGCCGCTTGAACGGATTGATTGCCCGGTTGGCCGTCGACGGATCGTCCACTCCGCCCAGGTACTGCGCGGCCGCGAATTCCAACTGTGGCGGGAAGATCGCCTTCCGCGCCGGCAGCCGCAGTTTCTTGCCCGTCTGGTCGATCTGCAGCCGCATGTCCGTCAGCGCCAGGCCGATCGACGTCATGTCCGGATCGCTGGCCGCCGCCGCCCGGTTGGTGCGCGTGCGCCCGCCCATCAACGGATGCGCCGTGTTGAACAGCGCCAGGCCGTCCGGTCCCACCGTCGCGGTGAACCCCGTGTTGAACACGCCGGCGTGCACCACTTCCTTCGTTTCCGCCGCCGATTTCCCCAGCGAGCCGGCGAACTTCGCCACCGTCCCGTGCCGGTCGTCGTCCTTCGCCAGGCGCGACACCTTGAACCCCATGGCGTACTGCGCCGTCAGGTAGGTCTTGCTCAACCCGGGCAGCGGCGTGGTGTACGGCACTCCGGAGTTTTCCGGCACCACCGCCATTTGACCGAACCCGGTCACTTCCGTGGTCTGCTCGATTCCCCGGGTCGTCGTCCGCATGCGGAAGATTTCCGTGTACTGTGTCGGCCAACGGGCATACTTCTCCTGCACGATCTCATCGATGGCAGGCAGCATCGTCTGCATGTAGAGATCCGGTACGGACGTGCGCAAATACATAAGGCCCCCCTCAGTCTTGTGGGACAGGCCTCCCGGCCTGTCCCTGTTTTCCTAACTACACACCCGCGCTTCCCTGCGTCTTCGAGTGCTTGATAATCAGAACTTCCAAAATCGCGTACGCGCCTTCGGCGTTGTCCGGCCGGTTGAACAGCCGCAACACCCGCAGATCCAGGCCCGCCGTCGTCGCCAGCGACCCCGACGCGAAGCTCATCGTGCTCTGCTTCGTCGTCGCGTTCCCCGTCCCCGTCACCAGGTTGACGTTCTTTCCCGCCGCCGCCGCCACCGTCAGACTCGTGTTGTCGTTCCCCTGCCCAATGAACACCGTGCTGGGGTCGTCCGCCACGTACTGCAATGTAGCCGTCGCCGCGGCTCCGAAATTCAGGTTCGCCCCCAGCCACAGCGTGCTTCCCGGGGAGCCGTTCTGCAGGCTCGTGATGCCCGGCACCGGCAGCCCCGCGAAGGGCGATACCACCGACACGGCCGCCTTGCTCACGATGTCGCCGCGGAACAGAGCCTGCGTGTGTGCCGCCGCCTTGGCGTACTCCACCACAGACCACGGTCCGCCCCCGTCGCGCCCGATCGGCAGAAACCCGAAAACACTGTTGTTGTTAGCCATTTATTCCCCCCACGTTCTCCTGACTCAACTGCACGCCGGCGTGCCCGTCGTACCCCGAATTCTCTACACCCGGGTACGCCGTCCGCTCGCCTACCTGTAGCGGTGCGATGCCGTCCACCCGGTAGCCGTCGTTCCGCAAGCTCCGCAATTCCTGTTCCTGCCCGGCCTGCTGCGCATCCGCGATGCCGTCCAGCGCCTCGTCCGCCGCCCGCGCCAGCCGCTCCCGCTTGGCATCCAACCGCGCCAGCGTGATCTCTCCCAGCAATAGCGTCCCCGCGTGGACGATGTCGCCGTTCCCCAGCTTCACCGGCGTGTACCCGCGCCACCCGTAGCGGTCCAAACACCCCTGCGAGAAGAAACGGTACGCCATCCCCGGCCGCTCGTTCTGCTGGATACACTCCGTCAGTACGCTGCTGCCCATCACGTCCATGTCCAGCGTGTCGCTGGCATCGATCTCCACTTCCCGGAACGGAATCCGCAGAATCCGCGCCGCGAAGGCATCCGCCACCGCCTCTTTCCCGAACCGCGTAATGGCGCCGGCCAGCGATCGCTGCATCAGCGGATTCGGCACCGCCTTGCTCCCCAGCCGCCGTATGGCTTCCGCCGCCGCGGCCGCGTAATCCTCCAGGCCGTGCTCGTCCAGCGCCGCCCGCAACTCCGGACACTGATCCACCAGCGGATCCGGTCCCCAGATAATCCGCTTGATCGTGGCCACCTGGTCGCCGAACGCCCGCCGGTCGAATTCGTCGGCCAGGAACTCCACTGCGTTCTCCGCCGGCTTCGGCTTCAGCCCAAGATCCAGATCCACTCCCACCGGCCGCGCTTTCTCAATCCGCTCCACCCTGTCGGCCAGCAGCTTCTCGTTCATGGCCTGCACCGGATCGTCCAACTTCTTGCGCCATCCCGCCGCTCGTGGCATCGCTTACCTGCCCCCGATCTTCACGGCAACATTCACGCCCTTCTTGGCGCGCGCCTTGTACCGTTCTTCGGCCTTATCCAGAGGGATTTCCAGCGCATCGGCCAACCGCTGAATTGCCCGCCGCTCATCGTCCGTCGGCGTGTCGTCGTCCTCTTCCGTCGCCCCGCGTCCCCCGCGATCCCCAGCCCCTGCCGCTGCCCGCGCTGCCCGTTCCTCCGCGCGCTTGGCCGCGTCGGCCGCCGTCTTCTGCGCCGGCGTCTGGATCTTCCCCGACTCGATTCCCGCCAGCCTGGCCTGCTGTGCCGCCACCTTCATGGCCGTGCGCTCCGGGACGCCTTCCTTCTTGAGCTCGCCATAGAATCCCGCCGTGGCCTGGAAGAACTCCGACTTCGGGTCGCCCAGGTCCGGGTACTCTTTCAGCAACTGCGCCTCGCTGGTGATTTGTGCCGCTTTCTCGTTGACCTTGGCATCCACTTCCGCCGCGCTCACGAATCCCTGTTTCTTGAGCATGGCCGCCAATCCCTTGGCGCCCTTCGAGGTGATCAGGTCCAGCACATCCGGCTCCGGATCTTCCGCCGCCGCGGCTGCCGGCGCCGGCTTCTCCGTACCCGCCTTCGCCTTGTCGTACCAGAACCGAGCCGTGCGCTCCTGTTCCGCCGCCTGCGCCTTGCTGGTCTCCAGTTCGGCCTTCAATGCCGCCACTTCGGCGGCCGTCGGCCCCGCGGCCGCTGGCGGTGGTACTGCCGCCGCTGCAGGCGGCGGAGTCCCTGGCACTACTACGTTGGTACTCATGCGATCTTCAAAACCTCGCTCCCGAACTTCGTCCCCATGTACAGGTCGGCCCTCTTCGGCACGTACGCCCTGACGCATTCAGCGCACAGCACCTGCAGGATCCCGTCTTTCGGGACCACGTATATTCTTACTTCGTCACCTGGCGTCGAATCGCGCAGAAACTCCCAGCTCACCCCGCACTCCTGGCATCCCCGCGGCATGCCGCCCCCCAAAAACTCCAGCGCGTGTTGGTGCCACTCCAGGCAGTCGTCGCAGATCACCTGCCCGCTCGCCATACGGTGGACCCGGAACTCCGGCCGCTGCTTCGAGCAGTACGAGCAGCGGATCCCAACAGCCAGGCCGCTCATGCCGGCGAGGAGCCATCCGAGCCGCGACCGTCAGGGAGCGTCCCCGGCTCCGTTCCCGCCGAGTCGATAGCCTTGAAGAACGCGGCCACCGCCGCCGCCTCATCGGCCACAAACGTATACACGTTGCCGCTCGACAGTTGAAGGTGTGCCGTCCCGGGGCTCCGCAGATCCACCGAAACAATGTGCACCGCGTTCACGATCAGTTGGCCAATAGCCAGGAATTTTGGATTCATACTTTCCGATTCGCCCCCTTTTCCATTTCCGCCAACATCACCTTCGGCAGCCCCAGCATCGTGCGCAGCGCGCTCACTGCCCCCTGCGCCCGCCGCAACTCCACGTCGCCGTCCGCCCGCTCGCACGCCAGCCGCTCCCGCTCGAGCGCCGCCTCCATCCGTCCCCGCAACGCCAGGAACGCCGGCGATGCCACCATAGCCGCGAACCGCTCCGCCTCGCTCCGCTCATGCCGCGCCGCCGGTTTGACGTTCATTGCACCACCCCATCCACCGTAACCGTCGTACTGACGGTGACCGTATGCCGCGGACAGTAGAAGCATCCAGCCGCACCTTCATGCCACCCGTCTGGCAGCGTCGGAACAAACCCGGGAAAGGGCGCCCGCAGAGTCCTCAGCGTGGCCTCCGCTTGGCACTTCACGCACTGCACCAGGTACCGCACTAAGAACATGTCTTCACCCCCGCCTTAAGGCAAGACTGCGACTCAAAGTCATGATTCGTGAAGAACCTCGGGATGGCCGCTATAGACGTACGGCCCCGTCGCCATCGGATTCCCCGGCGGCTCTGTCTGTTGCGTCCCGCCGAACAACCCCTGAGGCATCGCCCCAGGGCCACCTCCAGGCGCCCCACCTCCAGGCGCCCCGCCCCCACCCGCCAGTTGCGCGGCCGCCTGCACCGCCTGCTCCACCACCGCCTGCTGCAATTTCTTCTGCTGCAATTGCAGAATGTGATCGTGGTAGTGCGCCACCAGCTTGTGTTGCGCCTCCACGTCCCCGTTGGGATCCGTCTCCGCCGCCTTCAGATCCTTCATGTGACGCAGTAAGTGGAGCTGGTCGTTATCCTGCGGATTGACGTGGATCTCTTCCCCATGCAGCAGACTGATCCACTCCTCTTTCGGATCGATTGAGATATCTGGCTGCGGAGGCCTCGGCACAATACTGGCGAAGTCTTGGAACCCCAGCGCCTCGTTCGCCTCCCGTGTCACTTCCCATAGCGCCACCGGATTGTTCATGATCAGCGGATTCTGCAGGTTGAGCTGGTAGCGCGCCAGCGTCTTCTGCTTATCGGCTTCCTTGCTCCACTGCGAATTCGCGAACTGTAGCCGGAAATCGTACCGCCCATCGCGGTCCTCAATGCTCAGCATGCTGGCCCCGTTGTTCACCTCGAACGCCCCGTCGGCGTCCTCTTCCGTTACCCGGAAGAACGTCTGTTCCGGAGAGAACATATACTCCAGATCCCAGAAGTGCGCCAGCACCCCCGCCATATCGTCGGCCAGCACCTTCGTGTCCAGACTGATCCTGACGTTCCCCTCTTCCAGTAACTGAGTGGTCTGCACCCCGGTCCGTGGCGCGTTCGGCCTATCCGACTGCCGGCCCATCTGTAAGTCGCCCATCCCGGTCAGTTTCTCGCCATAGGCCAGGACGCACTGCTCTTTCCACTGCGCGATCGCCATATCGGCGTGGATCTGGATCTGCCGCAGATCCTTATCCGGGTTGTCCATCGGGATCGCCATCTTCGGCTCCAACCGGATGGTCTCGGGAGTCAGTCCCGACGCCGGCCGGTACCCCACCGGAGGACATAGCGCGAACTCCCCCGCCTCCGTCGCCTGGTTGTGATTCACCCGCAGCTCGTCTTCCAGGTCGATCAGCATCTCCGCCATGCCCGGAGACCAGTAAGTGCCGTCCGCCATCATGGCGCTCTCCACAAACGGCCGCCGGTTCTTCTTCGTCGGATAGAGCTCCTGCAGGTCCTGCAGCCCGATCACCATGTTCAGATCCCACAGGTATCGGACCACATACTCTTTCTGGCGCATCTCGCGCGCCTTCACGTCGTACTCGCCGGCGGAGGCCATCCCGCCGCGCGGTCCCTTCTTCAGCGGCCGCCAGCGTCCGTACCACTCCAGCACCAGCAGCGACTCCCCAGCCGATTGCGGCCGCTCGTATTGCAGCCCCTCCGCCTGGTCCGCCTCGCGCTTGACCTCATCGCCTTCCGGCTCCCGCTGCCGGCCGCGCTGGGCCATCTGCACGATCTTTTCCCAGTTCTTTGTGATCCCCTGGTACTTCCCATCCGCTTCGCCCTGCAAGAGCTGGTCCGGCGTCGGCCGGTACTTGCGGATCACATAGCTGAACTCGTGGATCGTGGCCACTTCCTCGCACGGCACAATGATGTCGTCCGGCCACTGCGGGATGAAGTCCGGCCCTTCGTAATCGACCACGTCCTCCGGCTGATACTCCCTGGCCGGGTTCAGCACCTGGAACGTGTCGCGCTTCCATGGCGAGTACGCGATCGATCTCCCGAACAACAGCTTCCGCTGCACGAAGACACAGAACGCCTTGATCAACTTCATGGAGTTGAAAACGCGCCAGGTCATGTACCGCCCAATCTTCTTGTCGCGCTTATAGTCGCTGGCGCCCACCGGCACGGCCACGATCTCCGCATCGTCCCCGAACAGTGAGTCCATCTCCTTGGCCCACTTAGTCAGGATGTTCCAGCGGATATAGGGCACCGGCACATTGCTCGCCGCCTCTTCCCCCATCGCCGGCGGATCCGTCGCGCACCGCCACCGCCGATAGTACTCGCGCCACCGCGCCATCCGCTTGTTGTGATCGGCCAGCGCGGAGCGGTAGTCGATCTGCACCCGGTTCGCCAGGCGCGATAACTCCGCTTCCGGCCACTTTAACTGGAAATCCTGCTGCGTCATCGCCCGCCAGTTCTCGCCAGCGCTTTAGCCGACTCGCGCAGTAAACGAGTCGCCGAGCCCACATCTGCGCACGTGGCCTTACTCGGCACTTCCGGGCCACCCAGCAGCCGCAGTAGCGCTTCCGTCCCCGCCGCCGAGACTTCGCCCAGGAATTCCACCAACTCCGCGGCGTATACCTGCCGGCCGCACGTGCGCGCCAGTTCCCGCTCGTCGATGTCTTCCTGTTCTTGCTTCTGGTGCTCCTCGCGCATCACCTGCCGCACGATACTCTGAATGTCGATCCCTTCCATATCCCCTCCGAGTGGCATAAGGCTCCGCCTTGTGCATCCGAGCGAAGCTCGGACTCTGCTTCTCGCTTCCCGCGTCTCTGCGTCGAATTCACTTCTTCCAGCTCTCAGCGTTCTTGGCGAACTGCGCCTCGCGCCGCAGACTCGCCGACTTACTATCCAGCGCCTCCGCCAGCCGCCCCGCCGGAATCGCCGCGCCCGGCGCCACCCCCAGCTTCTTGTGCAGCAGCCCCTTGCGGCTTTTCCTGATTACGATTGCCATCCATCGCCTCGCAGTACATCCCGGTCAGCTCGCCGGCGTAGAACCCCGCCAGCCGGCTGTCCGCATCCTGCACCGCGCACGCATACGCCACCAGCCTGTTGTTGAAGTCGTGCACCCGTCTCTCCTGCCGCGGACTCCCCCGCAGCCGAGCTCTCAACTCCGGACTGTTATCGCAACCTGACACGTGTGCCTCTACTCTCTGTTTCGCCCGCGCCCCCATACTTCCTCACCTCCGGCGCCGCCCTGGTCTCCGGCGGCCGCGGCCGCGGCATCCGTGTGATCGCAATACACGCCAGTGCCAGCGAAATCACCGTGTCGTCATGGCACCCGCTCTGGTGCTCCGCCTTGCCATTCGCCTTGATGATGAACGTCAGTAATTCCTGCTGCGTAATCGGATCGTGGATCGTGATGGCCATCTGCCGGAGCAGCTCGTCGAGTAGCGAGATCAGAATAGGCCGGCTCACCCCGCTCGTGTCCCACCCGATCTTGTCCCCGCGCACCTGCGGATCCTGCTCCGGATTCACCGGCCGGTGATAAATCAGCCCCGCCGGATAATCCGTGTTCAGCACCGCTTCCAGCATGCTGACCCCGCCGCCGCCCGGGTTCCGCTCCCCGCACAGCTGCGCCATGTTGTAGAACCGGCACAACAGCGCCACGTATCGCCCCGTCTCCCCCGGCATCATCCGCGCCCGCAACACCGCGCACTGCTCCCCCGTGTCGCGGTCCAACACCTGCCCCACACTCCAGTCCGGATTGGTCTCCCCCTGCCCCTCCGAAATATCCAGCCCCTGCGCACAGTCCGCCCCCACCACGTACAGCCGCCCCTTCTCCGGCCGCCGCCAGATTCGCACCGCGCCCGTCCCCTGCTGGTTCGGGAGGAACACCATGCGCTTCTCTTGCCCCACGTCTTCCAGCGCCAGCTCGCCGCACGCCGGCTCCCGCTGGATCGGCATCCGCTGAATGTGCGGAATACTGAACCGGTTCCGCGAGCTGGCCATGAAGGCCTCTTCCGGCGTCGCCGGATGCTCCCGCCGGAAACGCTGCATGTCCCCCAGGCAGTCGTTGGCAATCGTCCACCGCCGCCAGGCCATCTGCTCCAGGCCCAGCCCGTACCGCCCCATCAACTCCACTTCCTCGCGGCTCAGACTCCCCTGGAACTTATCCGCCGGCACCACCAGCGGCATACGATTGCTGGGATGCTCCCACCACCCCATGAACAGCCCCAGCCATTCCGACGCCGACGCCGGATCCATCGCCTGCTGCCACGCCTTGTGAAAGTCGTCGCCGATAGTCTTCGCCGTCCCCTCGATCACCGCGCACGTCTCCGGCAGCTTCGGCACCGCCGACATCACCGCCGTCAGCGTCGCCCCCGGATGGTCGTAGTAGGGGAACTCGCTGAAGTGGACATTGGTAATACGAAACGACCGCCCGAAATCGACGTTGCCCGCCGTGTGGATCTGGATAAAACTGCTCTCGGGATCGTCCCCGTACTCGTAGTAGATCCGGTCCGCGAGCACGCGCGATGCCGGTAGCCGGATCGCGCCGGCGAATGCCTTGTACTTGCTGTGAAAGCGGTCGTAGATTCGGAAGATGTTCTCCGTGCTCACCGCATCGTGCGCCAGCACCACGGTGTGTACGCCGGCCTGAAAGGCCGTCTGGTGGAAGAACTCCGCCGCCGTCCCCGTGGTGGCCTGAATCCGCCGGCTCTTCAGGTAGATGATCCGCACCGGCACACCCAGCTTGCGTTGCCGCGCGATTCCCTCGCGCAATCGAAGCTGTCCCGGGCCCAGCACCATCGGCACCAGGCGCTTGTCTTCCGCTTCAACGATCAGCGACTCCCTGCAGAACTGCGCATGATCCTGGAACCCGTGAAAGATCTGCTCCGGGTTCACTTAGGGTGCCAATCCGAAGCCAACCCACCCGACGATCTCCACGGTAATCGGGTCCGGACAGCGCAGAGCGAATTCCCGTCCGCACACAGCGCACGCTGCGCGCTCCCTACTCGGGTCCGCCACCCGGTCAAAGCGGAGCCGCGTCCCCGCGCACAACGGACAATCCAGCGTAATGAAACGGCACCACGCCGCGTGCTCTCCCCGCCCGAATACGCAAGCCTCACAGCACTGCGCGGCATCCGGCTGGAACACTCTCGATACGATGCTTTCCACGTTTGCTCCTCTTCCTCCAACACGGCAATGCCCAGGCGTCCCACACATCCCACTCGTCCGCTCCATCCAGCAGCCACATCACGCCGCCTTCCCCAGGTCCACCGCCGCCGTCACCTTCTCCCGCGCCGCCGCCAGCTTCCCCCGCGCCCACGTCGCCGAGCGCTGCCGCGCCGCCGCAATCTCCACCAGCTTCACCCCGCCCAGCGCCTGGCCGATCACGAATCGTTCATCCTCCGGCAGCAGCGCGATCGCCGCCGCCGCGAAGGCCTCCAGCTCACGCCGCGCCGCCAGCTCGTCGGGCAGCGGCCCCAGATCTCGCGCCCCAATGTTGATGTTGGTATCGCCGGAGCTCTCGTGTGCCAGGTGAGACTCCAGACACAACTGCTCGGAACCGCGCGTGCTCGCCATGCTGTCTAGCGACGGGTTCAGGTCCTCCCGGTACGCCTTCCGCCGATGCGCCGTGATCATCGCCCCCCGAATGGCAAAGTACGCGAACTGCGGAAACGTGGAAACCTTCCGGCACCGGCGCGCCGCCGTGCAGAGTCCCACGTACCCGTCTGCCTCAAAGTCCTCGAGGCGCAAGTGCGCCGCGAACTTACGCGACACCTGCCGCGCAATCTTGCGCACCACCTGCATGTTGTCCAGGATCAGCCGCTCCCGCCGCGCCCGCGTCATACCACGCCGCCCGTGGGGCAGGCGCTTCCGCCTGCCAACTGCGTCGTCCGCCGCTCGTACATCAGCGTGAACTGCTCCCACGTCACCTGCACCCCGTCGCCCGCCGCTTCCCGCGGCTTCCCCTGCGCCAGTGCCAGCAACTCGCCGTAGCGCTCCACCGCCCGCAGTCTCACGATGTGGTCGGAGAGATCCGTCTTCCGTGCAATCAGAGCCTTCTCCACCGCGTTGACGGCCTTCTGCGCCATCTTCGCCAGCCGCTCCCGTTGCGGCGCCAGCATGGCGGTGATCAGTACTTGCGTCTCCGGTTCGCTGGCCAGCCGCTGCACGTACCGCGGCTGGCATCCCGCCGCCGCCGCGATCGCCTGCGTCCCCTTGCCCGCAATCACCCCGCCCGCTACCGTCCGCCGCTTGCTCTCTTTGCCGGCCCTGGTACCGGTCGGCACCTCAAGCCGCCTTCTCGACGCGCTCCATCCGCTGCGCCTGGCAGATCGGGCAGTGAGCCAGGCGTAGGTCCATCATTTCCTTCCGTACGTAAGTCCCATTCACCAGTTGGAAGAATCGGACCTCGGAGTTACTAAGTGCCAGGTGGAACTCACTGCGCAGTAGATCGATCTGCGCTCGCAATCCCCACCCGATCAGTCCCAGAATCACCGTCGACAAGAAAGCGAACCCCGCCGTGATGTAGTTGGCCACCTGCATCACGCCACCTTCCTGGACGGGTGCGCGCCCCGTATGTGCTTGTGGAAGTGCTTGCCCTTCGAATCGGCTGCCAGGAAGTCCGCGTGTTTCTCCGCCGAAACACCGCTGAAGTCGTACGCCCCACCGTTGGCGAATTCCACCCTCATCGTCTCCGCGGCCGCATCGTAACCGATGGCCTTCACGTTGCTGCTCTCCACCCGCTCCATCTGCATGTTCGCCATAACCTGCTATGCCACCTTCCTCGTGTTGGCCCCCGCTTGCGCCCGCGGCACTACCCCGACTGTGCGCGGTCCCGTCTGCAGGCTTGGCACGTTCTCTTCCAGGAATGCGTTCCCCAGATGCGCCTTCGCCCCGGCCAGCGTGATGCTGAAGAACTGCATCAGGTCCAGCCCCTGCACCTTCTTCAGTAACTCGAAGGCCTTCGCCTGCGCCGCCGCGGTGAAGGTGCGCTTGAATCCGCGCGCCGACACTTCTACCTGGTAGACCTTCCCGCAAATAATCTGGGACTGGTCCGCGGCGTCGTCCTTCGACCAACTGAGGATCTCCGCCTCCAGCTCGTCATGCCGCGCCTGGTGCGGATTCCGCTGTGGCGCCCATAGCCGCAGTTTCCGGTCGCACTCCCCAAACTCGTCCACTATCTGCTTCCGCGCCGCGGCGGAAAGCGGCTTTGGCACCAACACCGGAGGTTCCATTGACTCCATGGTGTGTTGTTCAACAAAAAAGGGGAATGGTGCATTTCTGCATAGATAGTTGATTTTCTTGTACTTAAAATCACCTATAGGTAGAAAGGAAACACTGCGAAGAAAGCCACTCAAGTTAGCCCGGCGCGAACGTCAAATCGTCCACCTGGTCATCGCCGGGCAATCCCCCAAAGAGATTGCCGAAGTGCTCGAGCTCGCCGTCGGCACCATCCACACACGCATCCTCGGCATCGCCCGCAAAACAGGCGTCACCAGCCGCCACCAGATCATCGTCTGGGCGCTTCAACATCCCGAGTGCTTGCACCGGGATGCCACCTGTGAGCTGGGCCTCCATCCGCCAGGCTGCGCCTGCGATTCACCCTACTGCCAGGCCATGCGCATCATCGCCGCCTAGCTCATTCCGACAATTCCGGCAGACGCCGGACAGTGTCTGAATTGTCCGTGGAGTGTCTTCTTTGACCCAAGGAACCCTGCTGGGGAGTAAGCTGGTCTCTGTCGTAAGAAAAGAAACAAAGGAAATCAGGGCCGGGGAGGTTGGCCTGAGGAAGGAAACACCCGGCCCTGCAATGCTTTTGTGCAATTCGCCTCTATAAGAATACTCGAATCCGCGCACCACCGCACTCCTGAAATTCAAACCGTCCCCACTCCCTGCCAAGAAAACCATACGCCGGAAGTCCTGCTCCGCTATCCTGAGAGTGTTCCCGCTGGCCAGCGGGATCGACGAAACCGAGAGCCGGTCGCGTGGGCGTCCCAAACGTCCTCTGCAACCGCGGCCGGCGCTCGATGCTCCGTTGCAGGAGTGGAAACGGCAAAGCTCTTACATCCCGATTTCGAGGACCGCATTTCCGCGGAATGGATCGCGCGATCGCAGGTAAATCCGGAGCGTCTCGAGCGATCGATGTCCGGTCTGCTGGGCAATCATCACCTCGTTGACCCCACGCTCCAGTCCTTCGGTGGCCAGCCCCGCGCGCAGGCTGTGCGCCCCGTAGCGCCGCCGGTCGAACCCCACCCGCGCGGCCGCCTCCTGCACGATCTGCGCCACGCGATTGCCCAGAATCGCTTTGAGCTTGACGTGTCCGCGCATCACCCGGCAGAAGAGCGGGCCTGGCCCATCGCCGCGCACTACAAGCCAGCGCTGAACAGCGCGCACCGGACACATGCACTTGTGCTTTCCGAACGGCACCGCCAACTTCCTGCCTACGCCCTGGCGATCCTGCTTCTCGTGGTCGATCCACACCACGATGCCCTTCGGCGTAAACGTCAAATGCTCCAGCCGCAGTGTCGCCAGATTCGACCGTCGCAGCGCCGTGGCCCATCCGAACAGCAGCAGCGCCGAGTCGCGCAACGCAATGGGAGATCCGCCGCCCGTGGCCTTGACCATCGCCTTGAGGTCTGCCAGCCCGATGGCCTCCTTCTGTGCCGGCATCTGGCACAGCGTGCGCCGCGCGCCGGCCAGCAGTTCCCCGAACCCTGCACCGCAAGGGCTCGCCTGGCCGGCTTCCCGATGTGCGTGTTTAATGCCCATCGCGTGCCGTTCCGCCGTCGTGATCTTGCGCCCTCTGCCGATCAGATCGGTGACGTAGAGTTCTACCGTATCGGCCGACGCCGGCAGCGCAACCCGTCCCGCAGCCTGGCACCAGGCCTGGAAGGTTCGGAAGTCGCTTTGGTACGACGCAATGGTCCGGGGAGCAAGATCGGCGGTCTTATATCGCAT